TGTCTCTAGTTATTTTTAGTGGGTCAATTGATTTTAATATTTCCAAATATGGTAAGTTATTTTTAAATATAACAATTAATTGTTCGTGTATAGGTCCTTTTTCAACTTCATTTAAAGAAAATTCTAAAGTTTGATTGAATTGTGTTTCACTAATAACAAAATAAGCTTGACCTCTTTTACCTTGTCTACCAGATCTACCAGCTGTTTGTTTAATACTTGCTTGTGAAGCAATAACTTTTCTTAATTCTTGAATATTATATTTATCTATATATGTTTCTTTTCTGATACAACTATCTATAGTAGCACTCAAATCATTAATTGTAATTGCATTTTCTACCATATTTGTTGCAACTATTATTTTTCTTTTTTCGCTATTAGTCAAAGCTGCATCTCTAGTTTGATCATCAACAGTACTATACAATGGTAAAATAGAGAATACTGTAGATAATTCTTTATCTCTATTTAACATAGCTATTAGTGTTTTTATTTCAGGTTCTCCTGGCATCAATACTAATATATGTCTATCTACAAGTGGATTTCTATATGCAGATTGAATATTAACAATAACTAACTTAAATAATTCATTATTTTTTAAATTTGATAATGGGTTAAAATAACGTGGATTATAATGAAGGTCTTGATTAACTAAATCTGCATTAATTGCAAATAATTCAGGTTCAATACCATACGTTTTACTTATTTTAGATACATCTAAAGTAGCTGAAGATATTAATAGTTTGATTGGTGCACCTTTACTAATTTTCCACATTAACATATTTAATACAAAATTAGTTTCCCAAGAAATATCATGTGCTTCATCTAACATAATTATTTTTTCAGTTTTATCATCTAAATTTTCAAGAAATCTATATTTCCAATAACCTACAGTTTGTACAACAGCATCATCTTCGGGACTAGTATTGGTATCACCTCCTCCCATTGCATATCCATATTTCAATGTTTCTCTTTGTTCGCTACCAAGTATATTTAAATAATTATACATTTCTTTTACTGATACTCTAAAAGGCATTAATATTTCACCAGTTATTTTTCTTGAAGTAGTACTTCTGATTTCATTAACAACTTTTGCTATTATACGACAACCTGTTACTGTTTTACCATAACCAGTTGGAGCATAAACAATACCTATTTTTTTACTACCTGTTTTTAAGAATTCTTCAATTTTAGCAGGGATATCAGTAGTATACATTTTTGGTAAATTTCCACCAGATTGTATAAAATTATATTTTTTAAAATGTGCTAGAGGATGTTCATTAGGTTCATATATATTTACTTTGTTGTTATTTATTTGTTTATATAATTCTAAATATTTAGATTTATATTTTAAATATTTCTTATAATATTCCATTAATATAAAAGAAGAAAATTAGTAGTACCATAATAATTTATTAATAAATGTATTATTAAATTAATATAAATGAAATATTTACAGGCCCAGAACACGACGCCCCTCACTGACACGAGCACGAATTGTGTCGATATTGTCACGGGGCCGAGTCTCGTTACCGTTCACACAGTACTGGACAAGCATATTAGGAACATCCTTCACCTTCGGATCGTCAATAGAGTTGCACTGCACAACGCCATCAAAGACGCCCACGTGGAAACGCCCCTTCTTTGACTGCTTACCAGGAGTCTCCTTGCACACCTGTCGCACCTCAGTGTACGTCTGCCCATCAGCAGTCGTCACCTCAAAGGTCTCCTCGGATGCCTTCATCGCAAACCGGAAAGTGTCACGGTTGATGTTCTGTGCCAGGTTGCCACCCACACCGAAGACGATATTTGTCACGCACCACCCATCCTCGACCAGGACCGCACAAACAGACCGAATCTTGGGAATGTTGAGGCCGTCGCCGAAAATCACCTTGTAGTGAGAGTCGAGGACCTTAAACCCCTGAGGATTGGTAGTATAGGGAACGTTCTTCTTGAGGATAGTGAAGATCTTACGAATCGTCTCAGCAGGAGTCATCTCCGTACCATCCGCATTGGCAAAGTTCGAGTCCGGACGAAGCACAAAAGAGCCATCACGAGCCATAATCAGCTGGAAGATCTCGCCCGTAGTAACCGTCTCCACAAAGTTGTTCATATCATACGTGTCAGCAACATAAGACAGAATACCCGTCGGATAAGCCTTCAGGACACGCTTAACCATTAGGAACTCTCCATCACGACCCTTCATCATAGCCTGATTGTGCTCGATTGCTGCCACTGAGTAGCCCAGCATCTGACCGTTGCCCATAGTATCCATAACGTGCTTGACAGCAGGGACAGTGTCACTACCCATCGTCACGTAGAGGACAGCACCGCACCCGATACGAGCCGCATCCTCGGAAGTAACACCACGATAAGCAAAGTCCTGGAGTGCAAAGGGAAGCCACCCATTCACAACATCCTCACTCGTAGTCTTGAGAAGAGCCTGCTTAATCACAGTGCTAATCCCGAGAGCATTTGTCGCAACAGTCGTGGGATACCAGATAGCCTTCTGGAGCAGACCCTCGAAGTGAGAGACGAGCTGAGCACAGTAAGGGTCAGTGTTCTCGACCGTGCAAATAGGGATAGTGATAGGGATGATTGTACCGTCGGGCACACCCGTATACTTCAGAGGCAGGCAACCACCATACTTGAGGACGACAACCAGCCAAGGGAAGGGGTTAAAGTGATACTTGCCGCTGTGGAAAGGAGTACTGAAGTGGGCAGCATAAAAGTGAATAGCATCCTTAATCTTCCACATCTGAATACGAGCATACGTCAGAAACTTGGAATTAGCATCATTGCCTGCAACGATAATATAGGGGTCACGGGCACCCTTTCGGGCCTCCACGGACGCAAACATATAACTGAGGAACTCCTTCTTCCCAGTCTCATCGAACTCCGTCTCGAAGCCCATATTAAACTGAGTTGCCTTATAAGAGTCAGTAAGTAGAATCTCATTAACCTCTGAACTGCCAGAAGGAGTATAGGTAGCAAGCACCTCGTCGATAAACTGCTTCATACGAGGATCGGTTGCCCAAAGATTAGACCAGAAGAGGTCCTTATCGTTGGTGGTATTGAAAATCTTCTCCAGATTGGTGAAATGGGACATTATCTTTATTTCTAATGCTGATAAATGGTTTTTATTTCAATTTTTTTATTTTTAAATTTTAAAATAAAGAAATTGCTGTTGTTATCTATCTGATTTTAATTTTTTCTAAATATTCGCAAATTTTAATATTACCTAACATTTTAGGTAACTCAATAATTGATGGTACATCTTTCGAAGTTATATCTATTTTAGCCCCTTTTGATATTAAATATTCTACTATAATAGTATTATCTTCGTAATTACAACAAGCAAACATTAAAGGAGACCATCCATTATTTGTTAATATATTAATATCTGCACCGTAATCAATTAATTGAGTAATAATAAAAAAATAATTATTTACACACGCTTCAATTAAAGGTGTATTCCCTAAATTATTTCTTTTATCAACAATACATTTTTTTGTTAGCAAATTACATACTAATTTATTATCACCTTCTTCACACGCAATATGTAACGCTGTATTTCCGTCAATATCTGCATAATCAATATTTATATTTAATTCTATTAAACTAGTAACTAAATTAATAAGCTTATTATTTATAGCATATTCTAAATTATAATCAATGAATATTTGATAATCAACATCAATATTTATTTTTATGTTGTTTTCTAATAATTTATGTAATAAGCATTTATTTTCTTTATAAAAATTAAAATTTAATGAAATTGAACCATTATAATCAGACTTTTTTTGTTTGATAATTACTTTAATACCTGATAATAGAATTCCGTGAAAGAAATCTAAATTAAAAAAAGAATATTCTGAATACCAATCTTGATTATAAATTTCAAAAATTTTATTGCTCATACTATAAATATATAGAATATTATTTTTATATATCTATTATTAATAATGAATATATATTATATAAAGTATTTAAAATATAAAAATAAGTATCTTAATTTAGTTAGTTTAAGAAATCAAAAAGGTGGTAATTTAACAGTTGGCGATAGAGTTAAAATATTAAATCCAAAATTAGAAGGTGAAATAAAAGATTTTTTTTATGATTTTAATATTGATGGAAGTGTACGTAGACTAAAATATTCTGAATGGATTGAGAATGTTGAACTAAAAACAAAACTACCTGATAAAAAATATTGTTTAGTTACATTAAATGATGAAAAAGAAGAATTATTTGATGCAGAAATTATAAAAAAAATTAACGAATCTGATGAAGATTTAAAAATTGGGGATAAAGTGAAAGTATTAAAATTAGAAGGTATAATCCATTCTATTATTTTAAATAGAATTACAGAACATATTATTAAAGTTAAAATAGGAAATATAGGTATTATCGATTATAAACAAGATGAAATAAAAAAATTATTTAAATTAAGTTTAGATGCTGCAAGTTGGGAACCTGATGCCATAGTTAAAACAAGAGCCATACCAGTATCAAATCCACCAGGACCAACTCAATCTGTTAAATCAATTAAAGATAAAATAGAATATATCGAATATAATCAAGACTATAAAACATATGTTGATTCAATAAAACAAGATATTGTAAACGTAAAAAAAATTATTAAACAAGGTTCACCTAGAGATTATCCATACACTGTTGCACAATTATCAGAGTTTAATTTTCTTCCATTACCAGATAAAGATTTTTATAATAAAAAATTAGATGATATGCTAGCGAATTTTATGTTTCCATTAAAATCAAATTTACAAGCGGTTCAAAAAGGAATTTTAGAAAATTTAAAAGTAAAACCAACTTTACAACTTTATAATGATATTGATTTAATTATGAAGACAATATTAGAATATGATTATAATGGTTTACTAGATATAGACCTAAATCCTAAATTTTTACCATTAGACCCAGTTACTATCGATTTCGATAATGTTTTATTAAAATGTAGTTTCAATCCATTGTATGTTTTTGATGATTTTAGTGACCACAAAGGAAATAGTATAAATAAATATTTAAGATGGTATGTAGAAGATTATCCAAATGTATCTTTAAATACAAAAGGTCGTACATTTAATTGGTTAAAAAAATCTAAAAAAGAATTAGCATTCATATTTAAATATGATTTACATATAAAATATAAAGATAGAGATGTCATTTTTAAAAAAATATATGATCAATCTAATTCACAAGTTTTTTATACATTAACAGATTTTAATTTATTAGGACTAACATATTTAATGTGTGCAACTAATAAAAAAGGACAACCTTATAATAGTGCTATACCAGGTCAACCAATTGGTTTTTTAAAAATGGATTGTTTAAGTAAAACAGTTACAACAATTGAGACAATAGAATTAAAAATAAGTTTAATTAATGATATTGCCCAAGAAATAACTTTTAAAGAAAGAGTTGGAGCAGGAGCATATCCTTATAAATTTACAATACATGGAGCATATGAAAAAAGTAATACAAAACCACCAGGATATAGAACTAGTATCCGCTCAACTGATTCTAATACTGTGAATGAATATGTCTTAACTTTTGAAAGAGATGTTGAAAATAATTTTATTATACATAATAATGTAAATGTAAATTCTGCATTACATTATGGAATAATTAATGATGGATATGAAGATTGTTATATTTATAAAATAATAAAAATCAAAGATGATTGGTATGGATATTACCAATCTTCATCATATACAAATACGTCAAAAAACAAAATTAATATTAATGGAAAAAATATACAACCAGGTGGTTCATATTTAGGTAAAAGTAGAA